GTAGTTGTACGTCGTTATCAAACTCTGGATCTTATTCCCACCGCTCCCGTTCTGGATCTGCTGGATAGGAATTTTACCTGGGTTGATGTCACCATCGCTAGTGAAGCTTCTACCTATAACCGAACCTGTTTGGAAGAACATGTTAAGTGCTTCTTGCGGGTTGTAGTTAGTTCCATTGCCTAGGTCCACTTCAGCAAGGCCATCTGCGTCTAAGTATACTCCGTCCGGCACCATACGGTTTAGAACCTGCTGAAGCTTCAAATGCGTGAGCTGCACCATGTCTGCAAACCCAGTAATTCTTTTCACAAGAGAATCTATCTTGCCCTTGTACATTTTTGGGGCGACAATCTGATAGTTCATTTTGACAGACCCAAAGTCAGACTTTGTTCTCATCATATTGGGAGCGATCTCCCACTTGAGCAGTTTGTTGCACCCAAGTACATACACGCCTTCGTATAGCACTTCAACCACTCTATCTAATCTACTGAACTCACCCTCCATTTCCGCAGGAGGATTGAACGCGTCAGTCTTAGGTATAACCTTGTCGGCGCCAGTACCTGTTGTCTTTAATTTGTATACGTCGTTCTGGTGGGTCTTATAGTTAAAGTACAGAACGTGTATTTTGTTCTTATCACCTGAATCTGTAATCCGAGAAGTAGGGGCGCTTGCTGTTTGTCGAATTTCTTCTATATCAGATTCTGTTAGCCGCGGGTTTTCTCTAACTAGTTCGTTGATGGGTATTTCCTTTACTTCACCAACGTAGTATATATCCTCAAAATAAGGGGACTCAGTGTAAGAGTATACTAGATTCGCTGGGTCTACGTATTTCACCTTAGCCCCGTCACTCCAATCAAATGTGGTTTTAGTAGCACCAATACCTAGTACTGTTAAGTCGTTTAAAACCCTGCGTCGGGTCAAGTCGTAGTTACTACCTTGCAATAGAACATTTATTGCCTGCTCTTCTGCTACTTCTATAGACTGCTTATAATTAAGCTGCATGTGGAGCTGGAGCTCTTCTTGTGTTTCTGGTAAAGTCTCAACATCGTTCTCATAAAGGTCGATATTGAAATTAGCTTTAACAGCGTCGTTGTATTCCCTAGACTCTATGTCTCGTATCATAGACTCCATGTAGTCTGTTCGCTGATCAACACCGTGGCTATCCTGAGATAGGGCATTGACTTCATACGACCTTTGCGACATGCCGTTTACGACGATATCTACGAACTTAGGTATTATAGGAACTGGTTTCCAGTCCAAGTTTAAATAACTTAAATCCCCGTTTATAGAAAGCTCGTTCTTGTACTTCTCTACGGATTGCTCTCCACGGGCATAGAGTCTCAACTTATGAAACTTGCTGTAACCGTCGACATACTTCGACGTTGATCCTGCAAACCATTCCGATTCAATTGCTTTCGCTACTTCGCGCCCATACTCGGGCGACATTTTTTCTAGGTCACTTACCGCTTGCGACGGAAAACTAACTATAACAGACTCTGCCATATTACGTTTTTATAATTCTTGATGATACTCCACTATTATTATATTTAGATATCATAAGGTTAACTGGTTCTCTCTTAGTCTCGGGGTTGGGTCGGTATAGTTGCCTGTTGCAAGCCATAATGGCTAGTCCAGAACTTATAGAGGCGTCGTGCTTTGTTCTCTTGTTAATATTAAACTTAGCCCAATCGTTTAGTGTCTCGTTAAAATACATGGTTCCAAACCCCTCTTCAGTTTGACCCACGTGGTAATTTATATACATCTCTATTGCCGCGGCATGAGCCTGCTTAATGTCTTCACTGGAGTTTGGCATTCCACCAACCTCTCTTTCTGCCACAGAGAGCTTATTCCAAACCTTGTCTGGGCGGTTCATACTAAACCCTCTGTAACCTCTCCTTCTAAGGTAGTATAAAAGCCTTGGCTTATTATTCTCCGCTAGGATCGGCATGCCGTAGAACACAAGTGCCATAAGCACGTCTTCGAAAAATATCTCTGCGGTTTGCGGTCTAGCTATGTATTCTAGAAAAAAGGTATTCGCGGGCGCATCCTCCATGGAAAACTTAGTTAATCCATGTAACGCTCCCTTTGAGCCCCTTTTGTCTACTGTACCCGATATATCGTATGAGTCACACCCGAAGGCACCCATGTGTTCGTTACCGGGATACTTTACACCATTCTTAGTTATGACGTGGTTTTGTGATGCTAGGTTTGGAACCCAGCTTACTTTAAACCTACCGTTTGGATCTGGACTAAAAGTCACCTTGGTGTCCTTCACTCCATTCGCCCATTGGAAGTTCCCTGTGGTTAGCACAGCAGAATTCCTTTGCCCCTCATTGTAATCTATCTGCTCGTATATCTTCACGAGGTTAAATAGACTGTTCTTAGTCTCATCTCTAAAAGCGTGCTCCTCCGTTCGGGGAAACTGCCTATAGAATTCGTTTAATGCGTCTTGGTCATCCTTCAGTCCCTCTGCCTCGTTCTCCCAGTGATCTACCACGCCATACTCTATCTCCTCGCCGTGAGGATCGAAGACTTGGTCTTCTGGGTCGTGGAACACAGGGTGGCCGTGTTCATCAATAAACCCTTCATAGTTCCACTCCATGGGAATAAACAAAGAGTATAGACCGGACTTAGTCTGCCCATTTCTATTTCGCTTCTTAACGTCAGAGTCGTAATACAGATCTTTGAAGTTCTGTCCTCCCTTATCCAAGGCGTTAGACGTACTTCCCATCATGCACTTCCCGATTATTCTGCTACCAAGTCGCAAGCAAGTCTTAGTAACTCGCCAGTTGTTTTTTATGTTATCTGGTTTCTCCCACTTTCCACTCTCGTCATGCACTAACAAAGCTAACTTCTCTCCGTCATAACTATTATCACCTGTATTCTTCCAATCTATAGTAGTGTCCAATCCTTCGACATCATCTAGCTCTTCGCGCTCTCGCATCTTGCGCCTAGTGAATTTCTTCGCCGGGACTCTATAGGCTAGCTCAGACTTCGGGCGGTCCATACCATCTTGTATAGGCTTAAAAAAGAATGGGTAGTTCAAACTTATGGGTACCACTTTGTCAGTGAACATCTTCTTAGCGTCTCCACCTGACTTAGATAGTATCCCAAATCTACTATCACCTGCGAGAGTAGCTAAATTAACGGTTTCAGCCGAGCTCATAAACGAGAATCCAGACCGTCGGTTCTTAAGGTAACACATACCATAACACCTCTTATCTACCTTACACGCCTCCCAGAAAATAAAAAATAACCTATTGGCTTCACGGAAGTCTGGTGCGCCAACGTCGATCTTGCTCCACTGTAGGTACATATAGTACGACCCCGGTATCCAGGTCTTCACCCCGTTGTTGGTGAACCAAAACCCCTCGTCCCTTCTTTTGAACTCTTGATCTATGTACGCATAGTGCTGTTCCTTGAACTCGTCAGGGTAGGTCTGCCAATCGAATACTGTCTTGATCTTTTTGAATGCAGGGTTTTCGTCAAACCTCTCCCACTTCTGCTTGTCTTTACTGGTGCTATTTGAGTAAACAGTTTTAGGTGCTAGAGGTAGAGCTATCTTAAACCCTTGTATCTCTAGTATCTCGCCTATCTGCCCGGACTTTCCCACAACAACTATATCATGCTGCTTGTCGTAGCCTTGCTTCCAGCTCTTGCTCTTGTTGAGCCTCTTGAGCGTGTTTAGCCTGACTGGCTCTATTACTTTAAATAACTCTACTCCCGGACTCATTTAGATCTACCTTCTGCAAAACCTTTAAACGCCTGCTTGGTTTTCGTGCCACCGTTAGATCCCCCAAGAAGCTCTTCCTCCTCCTGTATCCGGTGCAATATCTCAAACGCATCGAATATAGCAAGCTTCTTTGTGGCGGCTGCGTTCTTTAATCTATCCGCTGATATGTCGTCATCAGAGTCTACAATAGCTTCCTTAGCGACCTTGATTAGTTCCTCAACCGCTTTGTGCCCAGCTTGGATTATATGCTTCTTCGTCTCCTTGATATTCATATTGTATATTAATGTATTTACTCATGATCCGGTAGAGTCTCTCATCCTCGATCACAAACTCAAACTCGTCACCGGGTGAAAACCCTACCATAGATCCGACTTCAACACCACCATCAGAGTACCTAACTATACCAACTAAAGGCTTTTCAGTATCTAAAGAGAATCTATCGTCGTTCTTAATCGGCTGGACAAAGCAGTAACCTGGAAGGGTACGCCACTCTTCACCTGGGGCCCGATATAAGAATATTTGATCTGGTTGTACTAAGTAAGTGTCTTCATCAATAAAGGCTTTAGAGTTTCTCTCTACACCCTTAATGTCATGCCATCTCCTAAACACGTTGTGGTGTAGGATAACTTCGTCCCCAGGTCTTACCAACGTATCAGCGATAACCGGGGTAGCTTCGACGACGCCCACCCTATTTATATACTGGTGGTTGAACACTTCAGTATTTAAAATAAGGTCCTTGCCTTCTTCGACTTGGACCTTATTCTTATACCTATCACCAAACGGCTTTACCACGTAGTCAAATACCCCTCGCACTAGTACTCTAGATTATATTCAACCGACACTGCCATGTTCTTGTTGAAGTCTTTCCATGGTAGTACGTCTCCGTCTTTCTTTATATATATAGAAAACTTATCGGTACCTTCTATAATATCACATATTGTGTGACCGCCATATACTCCTTGTCCTACTGAGTAGTGCATAGAGTCGGTCTTGTAGTCCTTACCTATAGTAATCTTCCGTATGACATGGTTATTCTGCATCTTTTGGATAATTGATTGTGCCATCTTGTAGGTTAACATCATATGTTCCGTACTCTTCTTGTAGCTTGCTCTGTAGCAGTGTTATGTTATCTTGAGCTGACGCAAACTGGTGTAGAGCCATGTGCTTTTGTGTCTCTATCTTACCTATCTCGAACTGCAACCCATTAACTGTGTTTACTGCTGACCTCAACTCTATGAGGGTTTCTTCTGAGATCTTCTCAGCCTTAGGCTTTAGATCCACTGTTTTTCCTTTTGCCATATTAA